ACGGCTGGAAGATTTAATTGATCCCGACCGCGCCCTACGGGAAGCGGCCAAACTCGCCTATTCCAATATTCAGGATGTGCTGGACGAGAAGGGCAACGTGCGTCCGATTCAGGAATGGCCGAGAGAGCTGGCCGCCGCGGTTAGTTCGATTGATATTACCAAGAAAAACCTCACGGCAGGCGACGGGAAGCAGGAAGACGTCATTCGGATTCGCCTGTGGGATAAACCGTCCAATCTGACCCTGCTCTTTAAGCATCTCAACCTGCTCACCGAACGCCTCCACCTCTCGGCGGACAAGGAAATTCTCGACCGGCTGATGTCGGCGCGGCAGCGCTTGACGGATCAACCCGCGATTGAGGTGGAAATCGTGAAGGAGGACGACGAGGAGCGTGCCTTATCCTCCTGATGGACAAGCCTATAAACGACTGGCGCAAGCGGTGTTGCTAGCGGCGGTCCGTGATGCTGATCTGTGGGAGATTGGGAATCGTGTGGGCAAGTCGGTGAATACCACGCCAGATCGTCAGGTGTTTATGGCGCGACAGTTTCTCGTCACCGAAGACGAGTGCGGGGGCTGGTGCATGCTGGCCGAACTTGATCCGAGACTCTTTACGCTCCGCATGAAAGCCAAAATAGCCTCCTAATGAAACAATCTGCCCAGGAAACGCTGGCTGAAGAAGTCGCCAAGTGCTATCACGACCCGCTTCGCTTTGTGCAGATGATGTATCCGTGGCGGGAACCGGGCTTTCTCCAGCCCTATGACGGGCCGGATGTCTGGCAGCGGGAATTTCTGATTAAACTCGGCAAATCCGTCAAGGAACGCGGCTTTACCGGCCAAATGCCCGTGGCCCCCATTCGGATGGGCGTCAGTTCCGGTCATGGCATCGGAAAATCGACGATGGTCGCGTGGATTGTCAACTGGATTATGTCCACCCGTCCCCATGCTAAAGGGACGATTACGGCCAATACCTTTACACAGCTCCGAGACAAGAGTTGGGCGTCGATCCAGCGCTGGACCAAGATGTCCCTCACCCGTGACTGGTTTACGGTGACGAGCGACCGCATCTATCACACCAATTACAAGGATTCGTGGTTCTGTTCCGCCCAAAGCTGCAAGGAAGAGAATTCCGAAGCCTTTTCCGGCCAGCACGCCGCCGATTCGACGTCGTTCTATGTCGTTGATGAAAGCAGTGCGGTGCCGGACAAGATTTTCGAGGTCGCGGAAGGGGGCTTGACGGACGGGGAGCCGATGATGTTCGTTTTTGGCAATCCTACGCGGTCTACCGGAGCCTTTCATCGTATCTGCTTTGGATCGCTGCGGAAGCGGTGGGATAGCGTCCAAATCGACAGTCGGGAGTGTCAATTCACCAATAAGGCGCAACTCAAGGAATGGGCCGACGATTATGGCGAAGAATCCGACTTTTATCGGGTGCGGGTCCGGGGACTGCCTCCGGCAGCGTCTGATCTCCAATTTATCAGCAGCGATCTGGTCTATAACGCCCAAAAACGCGAAGCGCTGAGTTTACGCGATGAACCCTTAGTCTGTGGTCTGGATGTCGCACGGGGCGGAGAAGATCATTCGGTGTTTCGCTTTCGCTGCGGCAGTGATGCCCGAAGTGTGCCGCCGATTCGACTGGCGGGAGGCGAAACCCGCGACACCATGCGCCTGGTGACACTCGCAGCGGATGTACTGGATCGGGACTTTGACGGGAAACGGCTCGGCACGATGTTTGTCGATGGTACGGGCATTGGCGGCCCGATTGTGGACAGATTGCGGCAGTTGGGACACAAAAATGTCGTCGAAGTGCAATTTGGTGCAAAAAGTCCTTCGACAAAGTTCGCAAATATGCGAAGTTATATGTGGGGGAAGTGTCGGGAGTGGCTGGCACGCGGTGCGATTGATAAAACTCCCCGCCTGGAATACGATTTGACGGGACCCGGCTACAAGCATAATGGGCGCGATCAGGTGATTCTGGAGTCCAAAGAGCAGATGAAAGGGCGTGGGATTGATTCGCCCGACGATGGGGACGCCTTGGCGCTCACGTTTGCGGCGTCGACCGTCCTCCGCAATATTCCCTTTGTCAACAAGAAGTCGTCCCCCGGCGGGTGGCGACGAAGCTGGATGAGTCGATAACTATGGCGACCAAGAATCGAGAGAAAACCCAAAAATTCCTCAATACGGCACTGGATCGCTGGCGGAGCTGTGATACCGCTGAGTCAAATCAGCGCGAAGAAGGCGAAAAAGACCTCCGCTTCCTCAATCTCGAACAGTGGGACCCGCAGGACGAACGGGATCGGAATGACCGCCCGACATTGGTCATTGACCAGATCGGGGAACCCTTTCGCCAGTTAATTGGCCGTCAAAAGGCCGCCAAACCCAGTATTCAGGCCGTCCCAGTGGATTCGGGGGCAGATATTGATACCGCCGAGGTCTATCAGGGGCTGATTCGCCATATTGAGAACAAAGGTCACGCGAAAGTGGCGCGGGATGAGGCGTTTAAGGCCGCGGCTGCGGTGGGATTTGGCTATTACCGGATTGTCACCGACTATGAGAATGAAGGGGACCAGACTGCGCCGATGGAGACACTCTTTGACCAGAGTATCAAATATCAGCCGATTGAGAACCCCATGGCGGTCTTTCGGGACCCGGCGTGTCCTCTCCATGAACCGGAAAAGTGCCGCTTCGTCTTTATTGTGGAAAATATCCCCAAATCCGACTTTGAAGAGCGCTATCCTGACGCGGTGTCAACGAGTGAGGCGGCGTTTCAAAGCACCGGACTTGAAATGCCGGAGTGGTATCCTGAAGATTCCGTCCGGATTGCCGATTATTTCTACGTTGAAACCAAGAAAGGCCCCGAAGTTGCCCTGATTCGGACGCCTGACAACCAGGAGTTTACCGTTCCTGCCGACCAGATACCGGAAGGGGTGGAAATCGTCCAGCGACGGCATCTCTACTTCCGGTCAGTGAAACTGGCGAAAATCAGCGGGGCAGAAATTCTAGAGGGCAACCCTTCCAAGACCGAAGGGCGTGATTGGCCGGGGATGTTTATTCCCGTCGTCCCTATTTGGGGCGAATCGCTAGTCGTTGATGGAAAACGGACATTACGCGGGATTGTCCGAGCTGCCCGTGATCCACAGCGGATGTACAACTATCAGAACTCTGAATTGGTCTATGAACTCGCGCTCAGTCCCAAATCCAAAGTCTTGGCCCCTGTCGAAGCGATTGAGGGCTTGGAGGATATGTGGAAAGAAGCGGCACGGATGCCGTTTCCCGCCTTGCTCACCAAAGCCTTTGATGCGGAAGGACGCAGTTTACCGGCCCCCACTGTCGCCCAATTTACTGACCCGAATAAGATTCAGGCACTCGTGGTCGCCATTAACCAGCATAAGTCTGATCTGCGGACCACGACGGGCTGGTATGACGCGACCGACCCGAATCGACGCGGAGCCGATCAGAGTGGTCGGGCGATTATGGCACGCAAAGAAGCCCAGGCGGAAGGCAATACCAATTACCATGAAAACTTTGGCGAAGCCTTGCTCTACGAGGGCATGATTCTGCTGGATTTAATTCCTAAGATTTATACCAGGCAAGGGCGCGTGATTCGTCTCGCCGGACTGGAAGACGATACGCAATCTACGATGGCGCAAATGGGTGCGCCCTATCAGGGCGAGAAGGGCATCGAACGCATCTATCAGTGGGGCGCTGGCCGTTATGACGTGGCGATTTCCATTGGCGCGAGTTATACCACGCGACGGCAGGAAGCCGCTGCATGGCAGCTTGATCTGATGAAAGTCCTCCCGCCGGAGATGGCAGCAGCGATGGCCCCGATTGCGGTGAAAAACATCGACGGACCGGGTAATCAGGAAATCTCGAAACGCCTCAACCAGACCTTACCTCCGGAACTCCAAGGGGATAAGGAGCAGCCGCCGATTCCCCCCGAAGTCCAACAGCAGCTCCAGCAGGCCGACCAGATGATTCAGCAATTGACTGAACGGTTGCAGGAACTGGACAAGACGATTCAAATGGATGAAGTCAAGGCGCAGAAAGACTTGGCTCGGACCAGAGAATCTGACCAGACCAAGGAACGGGTGGCGCGGATTCAGGCCGAAGCGGAGATTACCCGCACGCGCATGGAACTGATCAAGGAAATTATGAAGATTGACGCCGCGGGTGGCACCGCCATGGCGCAGGAAGAAACCAAGCGTCTGCTGAAGTTGGCCGATTTAGAAGTGGCTGTGGATACGGCGATGGGACAAGCCATGACCGCCCCACCGCCCCCACCTGGTCCTCCGATGGGACAAGCAGGCATGATGCCGCCGGAAGGACCACCGGGCATGGGTGGACCACCCGGAATGATGCCTCCGGGACCGCCTCCACCGGGACCCCCAATGGGACCGGAAGGACCCCCGATGGGACCAGAGGGACCCCCGATGGGACCCCCGCCAGGTCCGCCAATTCTCTAGGAGACACGATGCCTCTAAAAAAAGGTTCGGGCAAAAAAGCGGTGAGTAGTAACATTCGGATATTACGAGGTGAAGGCTATAAACCAAAACAGGCCGTCGCTATTGCGATGAGCAAGGCAGGCAAATCGCGGAAACCGGCCAAACGGAGGACGTATGCCTCATAAGAAGAAACCACGACCGGCAAAAAAACCGCCGAAGATGCGGTATTGACTTTGAGCTTGGAAGGGAAACAGCAGGCGCGGCACATGCAGGCCACTGTGTGAACCCTGAAACTGAAGAGGCAGGTGACACGACCCCTTCTGAGCTTTTTTTGGTGTCGCACCGACCACAATGAGGTGCGGGAAAGAGAATAGATGGCTCCTGAAATAGACGAAACCACGCCAGACGCAGTAGAATCCACGCCAGAGGCTCCTCCGGTTGCCCCGGAAGCAACTGGGGCAGAACCCGCTGAACCCGAAGTGAGCGTCTTAGCCGAGTTTCGGGCGGCGAGACAAGCCGAACGTGACGGTGTGGTCGAGGAGACTCCAGAGGAGACTCCAGCTCCAGAAGTGACAGCGGAATCCCCGCCATCAGAAGAGCCAGTCGAGGTCGCAGCCGACACTCTTGATCCGGCGAAGCATATCTACGACCCCGATACCGGGGATGTCTTAGATCGTCGGACACGCGCCGCCAAGCGTATTGAAGCCCTGCTCAGGGAGCGCCATGCGTTGCGCGAACAGTTGGCGAAACAGTCTCAGGAGACACCCCAAGCTCCGACTGCCGAGGCACCGCCTCCGGCGCAGGCACCCGCAGAGGATGCGGAACCCACACTGACACAATTTTCACAGGAACCTGACCCGTATGCGGCGTATACGGCCGCCAATGCCCGCTGGCACGCCCGACAGGAATTTCAGAAACAGACTGACCAGCAATCGACTGCGAATCGTACCGCGCATCTCGAAGCCAGTGTCCAGAAGGCTCAGGATACCTGGGATGGCAAGCTGGACGAGGTACGCAAACGACTTCCCGATTTCGACCAGGCATATACCGCAATGTATGAAACGCTGCCCACCGATGGCAAGCAGCGGCCTTTGGTTGAAACGCTCCTCACGTCGCCCATCGGTCACGAAATGGCCCATTACTTGGGAACACATCCCAAGGCGGTCGGTGACTTGTACAACCAGCCTACGCTCAAGGCGCATCTTCGAGCGATTGGAAGAATAGAAGCGCAGGTGGAAGCAGGCTTACAGAAGACTGGGACCCCTGTATCAACTCCTGTGGATGCACCGCCACCGCCGATGAACCCGGTCGGGGCGGCAGCCACACCCACCACATACGATAGTCAGTCGGCCACTCTGGCTCAATTCCGCAAACGTCACGGAGTGCGCGGCGGACGACGGACCGTCTGAGGTGGGATTTGAATAAAGGTAAGTGATGGCGAATAATCTACCCACAATAGATGACATCACTTTAGCTGCACTAGATGTGTTTGAAAACAACCTCTATGCTGCTAAGTGTTGTAGTCGAAAGCTCGAAGGCGACTTCGGGTCGAAGGGTGGTCAGATTGGTGATTCGCTCCGGATTAGAAAACCGGCGCAGTTCACCGTTCGGACCGGCCAGGCGTGGGCGGGGCAGGACATTGAAGAGCAGTCCGATACGCTGACGTTAGATCGTCAGCAAGGTGTCGACTTTTCGATGACCTCAAAGGAGCGCAAGCTGGATTTGAACAGCTTGACACAGCAGGTGTTAAAGCCTGCTATTGTCCGACTGGCGAATGAAGTCGATGCGAACATCCTCGAAGATGTGACCAAGGCAACATTCAATGCCGTCGGCACTCCGGGAACGACTCCGACCACGATGGCAACCTACATTGACGCAGGCGTCAAGCTGACGAACTTCACCTGTCCCCGTGGCAATGGTGAACGGCACTTGATGGTCAATGCGGAGATGGAAGGCGACATTGCCTTTGCGTTGAGAGATTACTTTCATCGCGCAGGTAAAATTAGCGAGGTGTTCGACAAGGCTGAAGTGTCGGATTATGTGGCAGGCTACAACTGGTATACCGACCAGAACGTCTACACACATACCGTCGGCACCTATGCTGGCACCCCGTTGGTCAATGGTGCCAGTCAAACGGGATCAAGCCTGATCACGGATGGCTGGTCAAGTGGCGCGTCTAACCTAACAGTGGGCGACCGCTTTACGGTAGCAGGCGTGTTTAGTGTCAATCCGGTCACCAAGGCAACACTGTCTGATCTTCAGCAGTTTGTCG